TGTCGGTACTAGCAACAGTTGTCAATACGGTATCACCCGCACCAACAATCGAACTCACGACATAGTCAAGCTCACCGGTATCATACGACCAGAACCAACCTCCACCTGCGTCTGGAAAACCAGCACCGGCAGAAGCAAAGGTAATAGACGTATCAGCTGCTGCACTTGTCAACGGAGATGCTTGGCTATACTCTACAGCATAGACTGCATCAGGGTTAACAATAACCTTCAAGTTCTCAATCGTTCCTGCTGCTTGAGTTCCTGTCAACGTTGCTCCGTTATTGCTATGCACACTTAGTGAATTGCTAATAGGAAGCGTTTCATCCTGATTACAAACACCAATAATGGAGTCTGCAATACCAGCCGCGGCAGAGCGAACGCCACCACCTTCAGCTGCATTGACAACTAATACTTCACCTTCACGGTATGTATCAGGTACTGCTTTGAGGTCTTTGATGACAAGCTCTCCGCCACCTAGACTGTATTTATACTTTGCACCCATGTTAGTTCTCCTTTATAGGCAGGGTTACCAATAGGGGCTTCCTATTGACTCCTGCCAGCTCAAGTTAATTTATTTTGAGATGTCGTAAATGAGGGATTGATTGCAGTGTGTACATCGGTATCGGATTCTGGTAGGGGTATCCCGGCCAATCTCTTTCCACTTTTGTTTCCTCCCGTCATAACCAGCAAGGTTCTGACAACGAGGACACTCCAACGTTCCCGTAAACGCCATCTTATTTACGTTTTGTCTGCCGTTGAAAATGTGGATCATTTCATTGCACTCTTATATTGATCGGGTGTGAGCCCCATCATATTAGCGGCTTTGAGTTGATCCTCACTTAACTGAACACCTTTTGCAGCGGCAGGTGTTGAAACTGTTCCAGGATTGAGACCTCCAACTTGTTCGCCCTTTCGGATCTTCTCAAGCATCTCTTGCTGTGCTCTAGTATACACATTGCCAGATTTCTGACCTTTCACTACAAAGTAAGCCATCTCAGCAACTCCAGGGTTTGATCTCTGATTCATTGGAAGTGCCCTGATATACTTTCGTACGTCAGTTTGGTAGCTATCGAAATCATCATGCTTACCGGCTACTTCTTGAATCTGATCATCAACTGTGCCTTCAATCTCATCTCTCCATTGAAGTGCAGCACCTACGGTCATTTCTACGGCTTCTCTTGGGTCATCTTCCCAAGCTTTGTCCAGTTTCTGCCTGAACGCATCAGCCTGACCTGGGTACGGTTGCTGTGTGTTATTCTGTGGTGCGGCTTGAACTGGTCTTCCATTCATGTCAAATAGAATATTATTTCCAGCAATCTGCCTTAGTGCATCTAACTCAGCCTGCAAGGATTGTCTCTTATCCCGTTCCTCGTGCAATGCAGCGAGGGGTACTTGCTTATCCTTATCCTCGTTAACGTCTGGATTAGACGAAGCACCAGTTACCTCTGGTTCAGGTTGGCCGGGTAACGGCTGGCCTGCCGATGCTGGATTGACGGGTTCAGCGGGTTTAACGTCAACTGTTGGTTCTACCATGTGATTCTCCTTTTTGCCGTTACGGACGGCGACCGAAGCACTAGATTAGGTTTATTCTTCTCTATCAACAATATCTTGTGGTAAACTTTTAACAGAACGAAGTGACCGTATTTCTGCTTGTAAATGAATCGCTTCATCTGGTAAGCAGCAAGTCAGTCTTTCCATCCTTGCTTCTATAATCAAATCAATCTCTTTACATAGAGATTCCCACAAGACATTCTGTTGTAAACTCTTTGCATCTTCTACTGTCATTGACTTCCCATCATCATTGGCGTACCTTCGCCAGGTCTAGCTCCGGGTGGACCACCTTCAGGTAAACCACCTTTGCCTTGTTTACGAATCTTATCTCCCATGAGTTCTTCCATAATTTGTTCTTCAGTAGCACCTTCAGCTTTACGCTGTTCAATATACTGTTGGTCTTTAGGAGAAGTAGTAGCCATCGCGTCTGTCTTCTCAGGTGTTAAGATTTTCTCAGTATCCTTAAAGCCCATGAGTTCAGCAATGCGTTTATTAATTTCTCGTCGGTTAACAGTTGGATCGTCCATTGTAAGTTCTTTGAATCGCAACAACTGACCAACTTGCAATTCTCTATTAACAGCCTCAGAAACTCCCGTCGGAATAAATTGAACCTTTCCTTGGATAAGCTCAGGAGTGAGTTTTACAGGAACACTGGCACCAGTATTTGATGTCATCTTAATCCATTCGGGTATAGCCATAAATTGTTGTAAGTCTGATAAAAACATCTGAGCGAGTGCTTGAATGAAATCAAGTTCCATCCGTCGGAGAACAGGCTTAAACCTCATACCTGCTGCACCCTGAAGAAGATTGATACCCATTGCAGTACGGTGTTGTCCCTCGTCAGCCGGCATCAAGGGATTAGTAGCCCCGGTACTTTCCCTAAAATCCTGCTTTGCGATCTCCTCCTCCCTGTAGCTTGATGCTGTGACATCGGGGATGTCCATCCATCGGAGGGACGCTACCGTGTCCGATACCTTATGCCATTGACCCGGCTTTGATATTTGCAACTTCTTTACATTGATTAAAGTATCGCCACCATTAAAGCAACCTTGTTTGTTGAGGACAAGGTCAACGTTGTCAAGTCTTTGATTAACTATTTTATTAAGCCTTTCCTGCGTTGGCATACCAGCTTTTCCAATGCCGACTCCGAACCAACCCGGTTTCGGGTCTTCCATAAGTTTAATTTTGACGAACGGTTCGTGTTGGTAATTATGAGGATTCGCCATTCCCCGGATCTTAATCTTTCGATTAACAACAATGATCCAATATGGTTGGGCTTCCTTTTTAACAACTTTATCATCTTTAATATATGACGCATCCCACGGTCCCCAGTATTCGAGAATCTCATATTCCTCCTTCTTCGTTGGGTTGTATTCCGTTTCCTTATCAAGGCTACCTTTCGTTATCTGGGCATCAGACTGTAATGCTTCTTCAAGGTTTGACATCTCGAAATTAGGATTATTAGCCAACTTTTTCAAATACTCAGCATCAGCAAACCTTCTGCGTATAATAGGCATTCCATCCCCGATACATTTCTTAGCCGGGTGAGGAAACATCTCAAAGAAGTCAACTGCACCGAATGATGGCCTATTTGAAACTATCGCCTCATATCTTTCCCCCTGGTCATCCTCGATCCACTTACGTTCGGTTATCCAGCCCTCTTCGCCGTATGCTGTGCCCAAGAGCGTACACTGCGAGACCATGGTCGACCCTTCAGATTCGACCCCGGCTAATTTGAAGTAATGCTTGATACCATCTTTGATTACAATACCTTGAAGTGGATCCCCGTCACCCTCAACCATAACCTCTACAGGAGCATCATTTGGAAACAGAGCAGCAAATAACCTGGGAGAAATCGTCTGCTCTGCCTCCAACGTCATCGGAACGTGAACCGCGTTTTGCCATGAATAATCTCTAATTGGTGGCTTATTGCACCAATAGTCATAAATCTGCTGTGCCTCTGCAAACTTGTCATTCCAGTGCTTTTCATATCGTTGGAACTGCTCAACGACATAATCCACCATAGGGTCTTTGTCTGGAGTTGTCTTTACGTCTTTTCTTGGGTTATTGTATTTATTAGCCAAATTGCCCCCTGTATCTCAATCCCTTAGTTTTGAACTTCTTTGTGTAACCTGAACCAGTACTATCCTGTATCCTCTTCCCGGTCACCAATGACAATCCTGTTCTCGCTTGAGCATCCTTCGCTGCTTCCTGAGCTGTCATGCCTTTCTTCAAATTCTCTTGAAAAACAGCATGTACTGGAACTTGTGGTTTAGAGGGCTCAAATTGACTCAAAACTGTCCTCCCTTACGTGGGTTCATATTCTCTGTCAAAGACTTGTAGGACCCCTTTTCCGGCTGTTTGGAGGGGTATTTTGTATAGGTACCGACATACTCAAGAGAATCCTCATCCTCATCAGAATCCACTATGTATCTTGGCTCGTGATTCAGTATATAACGCAAGCAGTCCATAAAGTGATCGTCTTTCTTCTTAACCGTGTTCTTCTGTTCGTACTGCTCTTTGTTGTGTTTGTACTCATCCCACAGATAATGCTGGAACTCATAGATTGTTTGGACACAATTAGCCATTATTCTCAGTTTCGGCTGCATTGTCTTGCTTAACTGGTTGTATTCTGGCTTGAGAGCATGCTTTATGCGGCTCATACCCAACGTTATGTCGATATTTCCCCTTTGGCAGAAGATTCCGTGCCTCATCAGCTCTTTCCGGACGTTGAATCCACCAGCGAGTGCGTTATCCTTGTCATTATGCGGGTCTATGATGCGTATTCGGGCTGGATTCTCTCCTTCTTGGGCATGGACAGCCAACGCTACACCGGCTAAGTCCATATCTCCAAGCCAAAGCTCATCATAAATCCAATAATTCCCTTGTGGATCCACAGCAAACCACATACAAGCCGTTGGAGTTCGTTCGTGCGGGTCGATTGCGAAGTAAGTTGTCCAGTCCTTCTTAATAGGGAACTGTTCAACAATGTGCATATCGGGGTTGAACTCCTTATAAACGAGTCCAGAGAGGTGGAGGAAGCGTCCTTTGATACGGGCTTCCTTTTCTTCGTGGGTTAAGCTGGATTCAAACT